CGGGTTACTGACGGAACCCGCCGCGGCGTCCTCGTCCGGCCAGTACCGGTACCAAGGGCACCCGCCCCGCCCACGATGTAAACAGGTAGGGGCCGCGGCCACGTCACGACCTGTACACGGCGCCCGTAGTTGTCCTCGTTGCCGCCGCCGCCCGGAACTACAACGGGAGGGGTACCACGGGGAGTTGTCTTTTTCGGGTTCTTGTTCCCTGGGACTATGGGCGGTAGGCCCTTGGCAGCACGCTTTTCGTTCTTCTTGTCGAGTTTCTTTTGATCCTTCGCCGCGGACGTTCCCGGCGCACGGCCAGCGATCACGTCCCGAAGCCCCGGTGGCAACGACTTCCACCGGTTGACCCACTTGTTGATCTTCCACAACGAGAATGCGGCAGCGATCACACCAGCCAACACCGGGAACTTGCTGATCAGTTCATCGACCTTGCTGATGACCGCCCCAAGCCCATCGGCGAACGTTCCAACAACGCCCCACGGGATGCCGTCGAACACACCGACAACGGAGTTCACCAAGTCCAAGATGCCGGGCAAACCCGCCGACACGCTAGTGATGATCTTCTCGATGGTGGGCAACAAGTCCGTGGTCAGCGAGTCAATCAACTTCGGGGTATTCGGATCGGTGGCGATACGAACTAGCGCCTTACCAATCTCCCCGATCAAACGGCCAATCGCTTCGGCACCGGGCTTGACCTTTTCGAAGAAACCGACAAGGGCCCGCTGCCCCTTTTTGGAGCCGGTGAACTCTTCGAACTTGCGTGACACCTTCGTCAACGACCACAGCAAGCCATCCTGCCCACCGAAACCCTTGGTCGCCGCCCCGATGATGTTGCCGATGCCCTTACCGAAACGGCCAACCGCTCGTAGCGCGGTGACGAACACTTTGCCCGCGTTGTTGAAATACGATTTGAGGTCGCTGTTTTCGAGTGCGTTGAACCAATCCAACGATCCGGCAACCATGTCGGCAAGCATCTTCGTCATCGGCGCCGCGGACTTCACGATCTTCACGAACGCTTCCGCAATCGAAGGTAGCAACGGTGCCAGGGTGCGGAGTAGGTCGGCGCTGATCTTCCCGATGTAGCGCAACGATTCACGGAAGTCACGGGTCACCGCGAACTTCGCGAACCCGACCGCGATGTCACCGATCGCCGCACCGATTTCCTTGACGATGAAACGGAACGGCCCGTTGAACAACGGGGTCAGGATCTTCAACGCCTTGGTCAACCCGGGCAGCGTGAACTTCTGCGCCACCTTCGACAGCACCGAGAACTGTTTCGACGTGTTGACAAGTTGCTTGGCGTACGCCCGGCCTTCGGGAGTGAGCCCCCGCAATGCCTCTTTGGCTTGTTCGCTGTTGATGCCGTACTTCTTGATTGCTTCGGCGGCCTCGTTGGCGCTACCGGTCGCCAACTTGAACACACCGAACGCGCCACCCAACGCGAACAGGGCACCCGGCAACGCACCCACGACACCAAGCATCGGGGCCAGCGCACCGGTCATCGCAAGGATCGCGCCACCAGCCGATGCGGCAACCGGAACAAGTTGACCGATCGCGCCAACAAGCCCAGCGATCCCGGCACCCATCACCGCGAACGAGGCACCCATCTTCAACAGTTTGATGCCGATGAGTAGTTTGATCAGTCCTTTGAGCCCGCCGCCCGCGCCGCCCAACTTCTTCGCGAACCCCGACAGGGAATCGTTCGACTTGTCTACGTCACGGCTGAACCCGCCGACCTTGCGTCCAGACTTTTCGGCTTCGTCACCGACCCGTTCGATGCCGTCGGCGGCATCATCGGCCGAGTCCCCCACCTTGTCCAAGTCCTTGCGGGCTTCGGTGATCCCATCGCCCAACTCGCCCGACGCCTTACTCGCGTCGCGCGAACTTTTCCCGTACCGGTCAAGGGAATCGCTCACCCCGTCGAGCGAGTCCTTCATGCCAGCGGCCGACGTGTCCACCCGGTCAGCGTTCGCCTCAAACTTGTCGGCGAACACGTCGGCCCGCTTCTCGGCGGCCTTCATGGAGGTCGTGTCCACCCGGACACGCTGAATGAGCGTGGGGAGGCTAATCTTCCCGCTCATCGCTCACCTCCTACTCCTTGCGGATCCGTGCCCGTGGACCCGCCCTGCCTGCCGCAGCGGCTAGATCCGCCGCGGTTCCCTTCCGCACCGTTGGGCCCTCACCGGTGTCGAGCGCGATCTTGACTTGTGCCGGACTCAGACGCCAGAAATAGTCAGGGTCAGCGCCGAGTCGGACCCAGGCACCCCACCATTGACCGAAGTTGTAGGTGTTGGCGGTTCGGGCGGGACGGTCGGGGTGGTTTCTGGCGGCACGACGCTTTCGGTTGGCGTCTCGGATGGCGGCGGGGTCTGGTTGGCCTTGTCCCTCTCCGCCATTTCTTTCTCCACCCCCTCCACGATCATCTTCGTGCGGGTGGTCGCTGCCGCGATTCCGGCGACCAGAACTTTTACCACCGAGTCAGGGGGCACACCGTTCGCCATAGCGAACGCTCCACCCACCGCGGTTGCGTAGTCGTCCAGCACGTTGTCCAGCATGAGGTCACCGGCACGGCGACGCGTCACGTCCCAGCACACCGCAAGGGTGTTCGGGATTGCCAACGCCGGGTTGTCCTCGATGGCGGCTTCCCACCCGTCCAACGACCCGTACTGATCTGGTTCCGTGAGGTCGGCCAGGACGTTGTTCGTGAACCGCACGAACGCCTCAGCGGTGATCGCTTCACCGGATGAGTCAAACGTGCGGTTCCCGTCGTCGTCCAGGACGTGAACCTTGACCGGGATACCCCGGTTACGGAGAACAGCAAGATCGGGGACGGTGACGATCCCACTCATGCCGGGAGCGCGGTGTCAACCGAGTAGAACGCGACATCGAGCATCATGTCGTCGTTCACCGTCGGGATGCCTTCGCACTCCATCGTGGGCTGCCCGAAGTTGTCGGTGGACTGGTCGATGAGGGTGCCGCCGGTCAACTGCGCCTTGTAGAGCGTCAGGTGGGCGGTGGCAATGCCGGTGTCGGCGTCGTCAATGGCGAACGCGATCTTGAAGTACGGCAGGGAGTTGTCGCCAAGGAACGAGTACGTGGCGTCGTCCGCACCTTCGGTGACGGTGCCACCGAGGATGACTTCCAGCACGTCAAGCGCGAGGCGCCCGTACGTGGCGGACACGTTGAACTTGTCGATGCGGCCACGCTTGGCGATGATCTTCGCGTCGCCCTTCAACTCTGCGGTCAGCAGGTTGGGGTCCATCGACACCGATGCGATACCGGGAACGTCGATTCCGGCACCGTAGGTGAGGGAGGCGCCGGTGTCCGCCAGGAGCGGGTACACCTTCGCGTCGTGAACGTCGTACAGGGTTGTTTCGTGCTGCGGTGCGGCCATGACCGATCCTCCTGCGCGTAAGGGCTTGCTACGGGGTGGTGCCTGTCGCGAGGGGGTAAGGGTGATGCTTCGGGTGATGCTTCACGGTCCCCTAAGCGGTGGACCGATCATGTGTCACCGTGAGTGTAAAGGCTGATTGGACGATGTTTGTGTCCGACTCACGCAACCGATTCCAGCCTTGAACCGATAGCCCGTAACGGCCGCCCCCGACCGGTTCCAGCGCGGCCCCGTCCAACGTGTCGGCCAGTCCGGCGATCAGGGTGGCGTCGTACTCCTGCCCGGCCTGCCACAGCGAAACCTGCATGGTGCGCTGCACCTTCATCATCCGGCCATCACCCGACAGGGCGGGGGAGGCGTCGATGGTGTCCTCAATCGTGACGTAGGGCAACGTCGGTTTGGTGGGGGCGTTGTCCTGCCAGCACCGGCCACTGACCAAACCCCAGTCCACGATCACGTCCCGGACGCATCCGGCCAACGTTGCGGCGGTCATCCCTTGCCCCCCAACTGTCGGGCCTTGGCCCGTTCCCGGCCCTCGATGCCTTCGGCGACCTCACCCCGAATGTCGGGGATGGCCGCGGTGACACCGGGTCGGAGGTGGGGGCGGGGTTCGATCTTCGACGTGCCGAACTCCAAGTAGGCGGCGTACTCCACACCGGTACCGATGGTCAGTGCCGCACCCGACGGCATCCGGGCCACCGACGCCCCATAGGAG